ACCCTCACAGTTTAAAAAGAATATTTAGGTATAAAAATGAAACAAAAACCAAAACCTGTTAAATCATTTAATGGTATTAGTGTTGCTTTATTGCGTGGAGCACTAGGTCATCATTATATGAAGGATTGGACAGAAGAACAAATAAAAGAATATAAAGATTGGGTAAGTATAAACTCGTAGGCATTTATTTTTGTAAAACCGAACCGGTTTTGTGTTGATATTCTGACTAAATAATAATAGAATTGGAGAACAAGATGTAACCAAACCTTCTTGGTTATGGTGTTCAATGTACAAAATGGAGGTCATCAATGCACAATCTAGTATC